ATTCAGAAGTTTCCTCATTTTGCCAAAAGCGACTTGTATATTACCAGCGAGTCGTATGGCGGCCATTATATGCCGACTTTAGCAAACGAAATTGTGAATTACAATGATTTACAAAAAGATTCTTCTTCCAAACTAAATTTCAAGGGTTTCGCAGTAGGTAATCCTTATACGGATTATTATTCCGGTGTTGGTGCCGAGATGGAGACCTATTGGGGCAAGCAATTGTTGCCGAAGCCTCTTTGGGACACATATGTCGCGAATGGTTGCACCACGGTCGAGCAGCAATTGAATAACTCGGCTTGTAGCACATTGATGCTGAATTTCATGCGCAAGATTGGCAATTTGAACCCGTATGCTTTAGATTATCCAGTTTGCTTGTCGCAGCAACAGATTACCATGAGAAACTATCTTAAGTCGGAAGAACTTTTAAATGATAGCTTGGATATTCCTTATGAACCATGTGAAGACGAGTATTCGTCCAATTATTTGAACCGCGCTGACGTAAAGGCAGCGTTACACGTTCACTCCAACATTGAGTGGGCTGAGTGCTCAAGGACTACGAAATATGAACTGAAAGACAAGATGTTGCCAATGGAGAAGTATTATAAAATCCTCCTGAATTCCAAGACGCATCCGGATATGCGCATTCTAGTGTATTCCGGCGACGATGACAGTGTTTGCGGCACAATTGGCACACAAAGATGGATTTACGACTTGGGATTTCCTCTAGTTCAAGATTGGGACACCTGGTATCTCGATGGACAGACTGCTGGCTACATCAGTAAGTTTAAGACTCCGTTTTCAGGCAAGAGTCGTTTCACATTTATGACCGTTCATGGCGCGGGACATGAGGTGCCTACATACAAGCCTAAGGAAGCGTTAGATTTGTTTGAAAAGTATCTTAGTAATACTATGTAATCGCTTTTTCATTTTATAATTAATTATTTAATTATAAAAATTTTTATAAAAAATTTATTTTCTAGTTCCGCGTCTTCTTCTCGATTGACGTCGTCTCTTAGATTGACGTCTTCGTTTAGACTGACTTCGTTTAGTGCGTCGTCTGCCACCTGAAGCGTTGGGTACAACCTGAGCAAAGGCATCATACAGATTGTTAACTTTGTCTTGTATCATTGGGAAGTATTTCGGGTTTATTACATCTCCTCCGTATTTAAATTTATTGTCTATTAAAGTTTGTGCGTCTCTTGTCAGAACACTAACGGGTCGTTGTACAATTCCTCCATCAGCCGGTATATTAACAGAAACCGTTTGTTGCTTCATACTGGGTGTAATTGCGAATAATTGTTTTTGTAATTGAGCAAATGTGCGATTTACTACCGATGCTGCCATCGGTGGTGCTACTGGTGCTGCCATCGTACTATTATCTCCCATATTATCTGACATTCTATATAATAACAAAATATATTTTTTTTTGTAACAAAGTTAAAATAAGGTTAAAATAAGTTAAAATAGGCTAAACTAAATATTATCAATATTATGACTAAATATAAATTAGCACTTATTTGTTTCAGACCCAATGATATTTATTTAGAGTTTTTAAATAAATTCAGCAATTACGAAGTTTATATTATAATAGACGACAACTCGGTGAATTATACCGCACTTTATCATACAAAATATAGTAATCTAACATTTATTCAAATACCTGACAAACTATGTAAGCAATATGGCTTCACAAATGTGAATAAAATCGGTGTAAAGAAGCTCATTAGTGGCTGGGACAAAGCATTGTGTTACTTTTGTTTGAATTTTTCAAATTCAAATACTAATTCCAACGTGTGGTTTATCGAAGACGATGTATTCTTTCATAATGAAGAGACCTTATTAAATATAGATGCGAAATATCCCGACTACGATTTGCTGGCAAATAGTGACTTCAAACCGGCGACCAATATGAATGATTGGTTGTGGAACTATATTCGCATAAAACAACCAGGTCCATATTATTGCGGTATGGTATGCGCTACACGATTGTCACCAAATGTTTTAGAAGAAATTCGTTTATATGCCGATTTAAACAAGGAACTGTTCTTTTTGGAAGCACTTTTGCCTACTCTTGGTAATAATAACGCTCTTGCTAACGCTCTTGCTAACGCTCTTACTAACGCTGGAAAATGTTGCTGTCCCGACGAACTAAAAACAGTCGTATACAGACACGAATATACTTATGAAGAAGTTTCAAACAAAGACAATATATATCATCCGGTCAAGGATATTTCGAAACATGTTGAATTTAGACTGTAACACTTTTATAAAATGTAAAAAATAAAAGATATTAAATATAAACTCACATTATATTTAATATATAAATGCTCACGTGTAATTTACAAGGAGGTCTCGGCAACCAATTGTTCCAAATATTCACAACAATCGCTTACAGTTTAAAAACAAATCAGTCTTTCTTCTTTATTAATCAACACCAACTAACAAATGAAAGGGATGCCAAAAATGGCGCCACAGTTCGATACAGTTATTGGGACACATTTTTATCCGGACTGAAACCATTTATAAAAGACCAATACAAGCTGCCAAAATTAGAGTTGTATTTTAAAGAACAGTCGTTCCAATACGACCCATCTATTTTATTGAATCTATTAAATAACCAGCATCAAGTAAAGATGTTAGTTGGTTACTTTCAAAGTGACAAATATTTTGATGTATATAAGAAGGCGATATTCAAGTTGATAAAAATAGAGATGAAACAGCTAGCAATGTATACAATCCACAATCCGAGTATCAGTTTTAATACCACGGTTTCCATGCATTTCCGTTTGGGAGACTACAAGAAGCTACAAGAGTATCATCCTATTTTGACATCCGACTATTATATAAATGCCTTGAATTTGGTCTTGAAAGAGAGACAAACTAACAAATCTTTAAGTACTGTACTGTATTTCTGTGAAGATGGCGATTTTGAGGAAGTGCTCGATAAAATCACCTATTTACAAGACGTGTTCCCGGATTTAATATTCGAACGCGCTGATAATAGTCTCAATGATTGGGAGCAAATGATTTTAATGAGCTTGTGTAGTGACAACATTATCGCAAATAGCACATTTAGTTGGTGGGGCGCGTATTTTAATGCGAACCCTACTAAGACGGTTTGCTACCCTGTGACCTGGTTTGGACCAAAGGCGGGACACGATACGTGCGACATGTTTCCGGAGGATTGGACCTCGGTTGTTTCTCTTTAAGCTGGATATAATATAATATAATATAATATAATATAAATATAATATTATTTTTAACTTAAAGAGATTATAAAAGGATGTCTTGAAACATGAACCAGTCGCTGCTAAAATATATGTGAAATAGCTGCGGATTGGTGAAAATACAGTCCATAATGATTTGCTGGTCGTCTTTTATAGTGAAGCCGTTTTGAAAATAGTATTGTAACTTTATGTCGAAAAGTTGCCCATAAATTTCTGCCAATGGTTTGGTCAAAATAAAAAACCCGCCTGAAAAACACACGTCTTCAATCTTTTCAGAAGAAATAGGAGCCGTTTTTTTTAGATTAGTATAATGTCTAGTATAATGTGTAGTAATATCATTTTGTAGCTCATTGTATTTTCCTGGATTTGTTTGGACACAACCATAATGAATTTTATTGGGAGATTTTAACATTTTTGTAGGAGAAGGCCAATCTGTCAAAAGACTCATTTTACTGGCGCTTAGATTGCGAAAATATCCAATGTCGCACCAACCGTAATACATGGTTGTAAAATATTTGTTCCGAATGGTCTCATTTACAAAGTGGATTTTCTCATTCCACAACATATTGAGTCGCCAATCTATTTTCTTGTGGAGCGACAGTTGGCTAGTATTGTGATTTTTAATCCAATCTTCTTTATATTTGTAGCCATAGAAGTCTTCCATGGGTTTTATAATGAAACGAATTTTGTCTTGATTTTTTACAAATTTGTTAGTTAGTATCAAAGGCTTCAGTGAATTATATCCATTTATATCCGTGTATATAACTAGATTGAAGTTATTTACAATAGAAAACAAATTATGTATCCATTCTAAATATTGTTCAATCGAAAATTTAGATTTCACAATATACCAACAAGTTGAAAATGTCATTAAAATTGGTCCTTGTTTTAAAGGTTTTTTATCAAGGGATTTGTTAGTATAAGTCATTTTAAACATAGGAAAAGTGACGAAATATATAAATATATTCAAAAGATATATTTATAAATCAAACTTATATAAACAATTGCTTACATATTATACAATACAATACAATACACTTTGTTAGAAAAATGATAAACCAAGACTACATTCTCCTCATATTTAATTGCGTCAATTATCGCTACAAGGCACTGAGACAACAAGAAACCTGGTTGCGAGAATTGCCTGGGTTACAAAACAAACTGATTTACTACCATGTTGTAGGAAATCCTGACTTACAAAGCGACTATTTATTCGACGAAGAGAGCCGGATATTATGGTTAAGAGTTCCCGACGACTACAATTCGCTGCCGAAAAAGGTCATAAGCGCCTACCAAACAATTTCAGAGGTCTACAATTTCAAATACATTTTCAAGACAGACGATGACCAATTTGTAAGGCCGATTAAATTCTTTGATACACTGATTACAGTGTTGAATTCTAGATACACTGATTTAATAAAGCGGGTTCATTATGGTGGCCATGTTGTAAATGTTAAAGAAGCATATAAGAGCGAATATTACAGGTTACATCCCGAGTTGCCGCAAAATTTGATTGTTCAGAAGACACAATATTGTAGCGGACGGTTTTATTTGTTGTCACATGATGCGGTTACAAGCCTGATTCTAAAAAAGGCAGATATATGTAATGAGTTTCTAGAGGATTATGCGATTGGATTTCATATGCCTTTGCCTATTTTAAAAGACAAGATTTTAAACCTTAAAACCGACGACTTCTTCTTCGACTTCGTTTAACCTTTGTTAAGCGTCTTCTTTTAGTTTTCTTCTTTTTCTTCTTTTTATTCTTTTTATTCTTTTTTGTTTTAGAACCGCCGCCGCCAACTTCATAGTCTCCCCACCTATTTCTCCATTCTTCAGTTTCTCCTTCCAAATCTTCCGGAACAATACTTTGTATTAATTCAAACTCGTATTGGTCCTTTGTATTGTCTTCTTCATTAGCAGGGTCTGAAGAGAGAGTTATATGTGAAGCTGGAACAGGAGTATCAGGAAAATCGCGTATCATAATATTACCACCCTGTGGTCCTGTTTTACTATAGTCAGGAACATAAAATCCAAACAGTTCCCACCATTCAATTACACCTCTTAATGGTTCTAAACTACAATATTCTATGTTAAATATGTCTTGATTATTAAACTGTTCACATAACATTAAAAATAAATCAACTCCTATTCTAGAACCGGTAATTTGTAGACGGTTATTTTTACAAAAACCATCTATTGTAACAAAATAACCTATATTTGGGTCTTGTCCAAACAAACATGTTAAGGCATACCAAACAATATCATTATCCTTATCATCCTTTGTAACTCCTGTCATTGTTAAAACACCTGGGATATCTTCATTAATAAGATAACCAGTGTTCATTTGAGTTTTGTCATCAAAACAAAATGTTTCAGGGAGAATCACGTTGTTTTCTGCGTCAATAGTAGAACTATCTTCTTCCTCAAATAATGAAAAAATCATTCCAATTCTTTTAAACAAACTTATTTCTTCCATAGTTACAGTAGGAACATCAAAAAAAGGTACTCTTACAAAATTTAGGCCTTGAGTAAGAAGAAAATTATAAAATTCCTGTGCCCTTCTACAACCGATTTCACCACTATCAGTAGTTCCCGGGGATAAATTAATTCCAATACTACTCAAAGTTTTATTACTACCTCTACTACCACCGCCACCACCAGCTCTACTACTAGAATTAGAGTATTCACTATCACTATTACCTCTAGCGCTACGCATTTATAATAATTAAATATAATAATTATAATTATTATAAAATAAATAAACATGCTATCTAAAAATTCAGCATTTTACCTAATTGGTTCTGTTGCTTCGCCTTTGCCCTTGCGACCGCTAACGCGTCAAACATTTCCTTCTTATCCAAATCCATCATAATTTTCTGATAATTAGTTCGTTTTTTCTCAATATCACTATAGTCTTCACGCTGAACCACTGTTGGCGGAATAATCAGATACCATTTGTCGACCGCTTGTAGCACAAACCAAAACTTATCTATCGCATACATTGCGTGACTTGCTGGCTTATGTATAAGCTGTGTTAGCCCCATTTTAACATTTTCCATGAGCTTCTTAATATAATGCCCATTTACCAGGTATCCAGTCGTAGTTTGACAACGTTTTACTTTGATACAAACATCGTCGATGGTATCATAAGGCGGCATATTGTTACCAGCGAACAAAATAACATCCCAATTGTTGCCATTTCTTTGTAAAAAGGTTTCAAAATTCGCCTTGAATAATGCCGGGTCTAAAAATGTAATGTCGTCTTCCACGATTAGCACATGGTCCCAATGATTTTGAACCGCGGTTTGTAAAATCTTCAAATGGCTCATACTACAACCGACAGCGCCATTTTCCATCTTAATTGCGTTGAAACGTTCAAACCCTTGTAGTCCTAAATTTGTTAATTGTCCAGTGACGTGTTCTTTTCGGTCGGTTCTGTGGTCCAAATTGATATAGAATGCGTTTTTTATATCTTCTACACTGGTTACAGGCATTTTTAATAATGTATAATATAAGTAATAAAATTATTTTTATATTATAACTTGTTTTATAATTTATTTTATATTTTTACTACCTTTTTATAAAAATAAAAATTTAAATACTTTTTTTCAAGAAAAATAACAGTATAATTTTATAATAACCCCAAACAATAACGTTTAAACAATGTTCACTTATAACAAAAAGCAAATTACAATTGAAAGCATCAGTGCCTTTGATTTGTCCGCAAAGGGCCTGAACGACAAGAACAATAAAACCAGAGAAAATATAATTGGCGCCATCATTAATGACAAGGTTCCAATCGAATACTATGATATACCTAGATGGCTCCAATT